AAGATAAGGTAAGATAAATGTTAACAAAAATTAATTCCTGGCTCATTCGTCAAGAAAAAATAAATCGTACTATTAATGAACTTTATAAACTAAACGATCGTGAACTTGCTGATATCGGCATTAATCGTTCTGATATTCATAGAGTTGCAAATGAAGTAGTTTCAACCGATGAAAACAAAACTAGAAAATTAAGTGCCGAAGAAAGATTTATTCTTTCTCAAGATCCACAAAATGTACGAGACGTCGAATACTTCGCAGCAATATATGAAAGTAATCAACGTAACAATCGTCGTGCATGGAGTTTAGTCTGATGTGGCCATATACAGTCGATGAGCTAGTTATTATAAACGGTAATTAAAATAATAAATAGAGGGATTAATTTCCCTCTATTTTATTGGAGAATGTTATGTTTACAAAAGAAAATCTCCAGAAGTTTTTCGAAGATACAAATGAAAATATCATTGACTCTTTCGTTGATCCTCTGAATAAAACATGTGAAAAATTCGAAATCAATTCGTCAAATCGTATCGCTATGTTTATTGCTCAAGTTGGGCATGAGTCTGGCGGTCTTAACCACACCAAAGAAAATCTTAATTATAAAGCAGCACAGCTGTTAAAGATATTTCCAAGATATTTCGAAAATGCTAATCCAGCAGAATACGAACATCAACCCGAAAAAATTGCAAATCGTATTTATTCTGGGCGAATGGGTAATGGCTCAGAAGCTTCTGGCGATGGTTGGAAATTTCGTGGTCGTGGTTTGATTCAGCTTACTGGTAAAGAGAACTATACTAAATTCTCAAACGCATTAGAAATGGATCTTGATGCGGCTGTTGATTATCTTGAAACTCCAGAAGGAGCAGCAATGTCTGCTGGCTGGTACTGGAACGATAGACATCTTAATGATATATCAGACACTGGTGACATTGAAAAAGTTACTCGCAGAATTAATGGCGGTACTATTGGTCTTGAAGAAAGAATTGCTTTATATAACGAAGCTCTTACAATCTTTTCTTAAAATTTCCCTTTACATTTTAATCAACACGAGGTATTATAATAATATGCCTCGTGTTTTTTCGTGGAGATTTAATGTCTAAATTTTATACAAATGTTTTCGGTCGTGGCGATCGTATATATCTTCGTGGTTATGATATGGGACTTCCTGTTAAAGAAGTTATCCAATACAAACCATATCTTTTTATCCCAAACAAAGATGGTGAATTTAAAACACTTGATGGTCAAGCAGTTGCTAAAATAGATTTTGATAGCATTAATGACGCACGTGATTTTACAAAACGATATGAAGACGTTGGTAACATGCCGATTTTTGGTTTGACCAATTATCCGTATATGTTTATCTATGATAATTATAAAGGTGATATTGATTATGACCCAAAATTAATTAATGTTGTATCAATCGATATTGAGTGTAAATCAGATAATGGTTTTCCGAATATCGCTGAAGCCGATCAGGAATTAACTGCTATCACTATCCGCTGTAAGGGTGCGACTGCAGTATTTGGTATGGGAGATTTTAAAACTAATGATTCAAACATCAGTTACATCAAATGCAAAGACGAGTATCAACTTATTGAAAGATTCCTGCAGGTATGGCAATCGCCTAGCTGGTCGCCAGATATCGTTACGGGGTGGAACATCGAGTTCTTCGACATCCCATATCTTATCAACCGTATCAAAAGAGTATTCAATGAGAAGGAAGCTAAGAAACTCTCTCCTTGGGGTATGATATCCGAGCGTAATGTTGAGTTCCGTGGCAAAGAGAACCAAACCTATGATATCGCTGGTCTATCAACTTTAGATTATTATCAGCTATACCGTAAGTTTTCTTTTGGCAACCAAGAATCATATAAGCTAGATTATATTGCCCAGCTTGAGCTTGGCGAGAAAAAAGTTGATTATCGCGATCAAGGTTATAAGGATCTAACCGATCTTTATAATCGTAATCATCAGTTGTTCATTGAGTATAATATTAAGGATACTGTTCTTGTCGATAAACTTGAAGATAAATTAAAGTTTATTGAACAGGTCATGGCTATCGCTTATGATGCTAAGGTCAACTATGATGATACGATGACTACTGTTCGTTCTTGGGATGTTATAATTCATAACTATCTTCTAAATCAAAATATTGTTATTCCGCAATTTAAAAAACAACCTGATAACGAAGCGTTAGTTGGCGGTCATGTTAAAGAACCTAAAATTGGTTTGAGTAAGTGGATCGTATCTTTCGATTTGAATAGTTTGTATCCGCATTTGATTATGCAGTATAATATCAGCCCCGAAACATTTGCTGGAAAAATTGATTTTCCTTCTATCGATTATATGTTAAGAGGTAATTGGGAATATCGAGATGGGTCAGTAACTTATGCTGCTAATGGGTGTATGTACCGAAAAGATAAACAAGGTTTCCTTCCGGCATTAATGGAGAAGATGTATAATGACCGTTCATTGTATAAGAAAAAGATGCTTGAAGCCAAAAAGAGTTATGAAAAAACCAAGTCTAGTGAAGATGAAAAAGCAATCGCACGTTATCACAATATGCAACTTGCGAAAAAAATTCAGCTTAACTCTGCTTACGGTGCCCTTGGGAATCAGTTTTTTCGATGGTTCAACTTCAACCATGCCGAAGCAATTACAACCAGCGGTCAATTATCAATTCGTTGGATTGAACAGAAAATGAATGAGTACATGAACAAGTTGTGTAAAACGACTGGTTCAGATTACGTTATTGCTTCTGATACAGATTCAATCTACGTTACGTTCGAGAAATTGATTCCAGAAAATTGTGATGAACTTGAAGCCGTTAAGTTGATTGACGACTTTTGTGATCGTTATATTCAGCCGTATATGGATAAGTCTTATGACGAGTTAGCTGGTATGATGAATGCCTATCAGCAAAAGATGCAGATGAAGCGTGAAACTATTGCCAACAAAGGTATCTGGCGTGGCAAGAAGATGTATATTCTAAATGCTTGGAATGTTGAAGGTGTTCAGTATGATAAACCGAAACTGAAGATCAGTGGAATCGAAGCAGTTCGTTCATCAACTCCTTCTGCTTGTCGTGAAAATATTAAAAACGCTCTTGAAATTGTTATGAATAAGTCTGAAAATGAATTACAAAAGTTTGTTTCAGAGTTTCGTATTAAGTTTCTAGAACTTCCGTTTGAAGATGTTGCATTCCCACGTGGTATTAAAAATATGTGGAAGTATAAGGATGCTTCTAATATTTATAAATCAGGTACACCGATACAAGTTAAAGGTGCATTGCTCTTTAATAATCTATTACTAAAACATAAATTAAATAATATCATGCCAATAACTGATGGCGATAAAGTTCGATTTGCTTATCTTAAAACGCCCAATCCTATACATGATACTGTTATCGCAGTACCCGAAGAATTGCCAGCTGAGTTTAAATTAGATAAGTATATTGATCGCGATTTACAATTCGATAAGAGTTTCCTTGAACCGCTACGTTCTATAACGGAGGTAATTGGATGGGAAGTAGAGAAAACATCAACACTGGAAGGATTTTTTACATAATGAATGAAAATGATTTTGGTTTCAGCTTAGTATCAGAAGCAGAATTAAAAAAGCATGAAGAAATGCTTAAGAAGAAAGTAGAAGAGCAATCTAAAATTGTTGTTAAAACAGCTTTAGATAATCAAGCAAAGCTACAGGGATTGATTGATATGGTTATGCCACTGCTTAATAACCTTACAAAAGATCCAGATAAAACTTATATTCTTTGGCCAGACCGTGCTGAGAAAATGGCAGCTTTCATTAAAAAGATAAATGATTACGTAAGCAATGCTTAACATAATTACAATCCTGGTATCGTTTACAATATCAGGAGTATCTGCGTATTTTTCGATTATTGGTTTAACTGCTATCTTCTCAGCTGCATATTATCCTATCATTGTGATGGGAACTGCACTAGAAATAGGTAAGTTAGTTGCATCAACATGGCTATTTCATAATTGGAAAAGTTGTCCTTGGTTGCTGAAAGTATATCTGTCATTGGCAGTAGTTGTATTAATGTTAATTACCAGCATGGGTACATTTGGTTTTCTTTCAAAAGCACACATCGAACAAAACATAAACATTACAACTGGTAGTGCTGATGATGCACAAATTGTTCAAACTAAAATTGATTCTGAACAAGCAATAATTGATGATTTGAATAAACAGATTTCGCAGATTGATTCTGCTGTTACAAAAATGACTGATAAGGGACAGGCTGCTAGTTCTTTACAGGCTGCAGATAAACAACGAAAGATTCGTGATGACCTTACAAAAGAAAAATCTAGACACGTCGATATTATATCAGGTTTCAAATCACAAAAAGTTAAACTTGACTCGAGCATCAAAAAACTTGAAGCAGAAGTTGGTCCAGTCAAATACATTGCAGCGGCATTATATGGAACCAGCGGACCTGAGACACTTGAAGTTGCTGTTCGGTGGGTTATATTCTTGCTTGTTATTGTATTTGATCCTCTCGCCGTTGTATTATTGCTGGCATCTAATCATGGATTAAAAAATAAAAGATTGACTAATAAAGAGAAACATAGTATATTAATAATTGGACCTGAGATATTTGGAGAAGATAATGGCACTGAAAGACAAGTTAATCAAGAACAGCACGATCGACCTAACGGCAACATTAACCGACAGCAAGATCTTCACGAAGAAGGACATGATTCCAACATCAGTCCCGATGATCAACGTAGCCCTGTCGGGATCAGTTGATGGAGGTATCACTCCAGGACTAACCATGTTGGCTGGTCCATCTAAGCATTTTAAAACTGGTTTCGCACTTCTTCTTGCTTCTGCTTATTTGAAAAAGTATCCAGATGGCGTAATTCTTTTTTATGACTCAGAGTTTGGTACTCCCCAGTCATACTTTACTACATTCAAGATTCCATTTGATTCTGTCGTTCATACTCCGATCACTGACATCGAGGAACTGAAGTTTGATATTATGAAACAGATGTCAGAACTATCACGTGATGATCATGTAATGATTGTTATCGATTCGATCGGTAACTTAGCTTCTAAGAAAGAAGTTGAAGATGCATTAAACGAGAAGTCAGTTTCTGATATGACTCGTGCGAAGCAATTAAAATCTTTGTTCCGTATGATTACACCACACTTGACTCTTAAAGATATTCCTATGGCAGTGATCAATCATACCTATAAGGAAATTGGTTTATATCCAAAAGATATCGTTGGTGGTGGTACTGGTTCTTATTATGGTTCAGATAATATTTGGATCCTTGGTCGTCAGCAAGATAAGGACGGTACAGAGATTCAAGGTTACCACTTTGTTATTAATGTGGAAAAGTCTCGTTATGTTAAGGAAAAGTCTAAGATTCCTATTACAGTCAGTTTCGAAGGAGGCATTAATCGTTGGTCAGGTTTGCTTGATGTGGCTCTTGATGGTGGGTATATTGTTAAACCTAAGAACGGTTGGTATGCCACAGTAGATAAAGAAACTGGTGAAGTTCATACACCTTCTATGCGAGCAGGTGATATTGTAGATAACGGGGCATTCTGGAAAAAGATGTTTACCGAAACAGACTTTGCTCAATATATCGAAAAACAATATAAATTTTCAACTGGTTCAATTATGGAGGATGATGATGAGCTCGGTGATTGAGGAATATAAACAAGGTAACAGAAAAGCTATTATTGTTCTAGAAGGCGAAACTTTGTGTATTGATTTTTACAAAGATGATCTTCAAATTAATAATGTAGAATATCCAAATAATAGTATTCACTTTGTCAAAGACGCTGCTGAAAATTATGTTAATGGAATTTTAAATTTTGATTGAAAATATTTGTCAGCAGATTTGTTGGTATGACGATAATAATGTGTGCCTCGGCTGTGGGCGTATAGCCGAGGAGATTGTCGAATGGATGATTGCATCAGATATTCGAAAAGCTGAAATAAAGAAGATTGCAGGGGAAAGATTAAATGAGCGTAGAAAAGCTGATATTCAACAATTTGCTACACAACGAGGAGTATGCTCGAAAGACAATTCCTTTTCTTAAGTTAGAATATTTTCAAGACCCTTCTGATAAAATCTTATTTGATATTTTTAATACTCATATCCTAAAATACAACTCTATTCCTTCAAAAGAAAGTTTGAATGTCGAACTTCTTAATAGAGATGGATTGTCTGAGGATACGTATCAGAAGATCAAGGAAAATGTTAATGGGTTACAGAAAGAAGAGAATACTAAACTGCCATGGCTTCTTGACCAAACAGAAAAGTTCTGTCAAGAAAAAGCTATCTATAATGCAATCATGGCGAGCATTCAAATCCTAGATGATAAGAATGGAGTAAAGAGTAAAGGTTCAATACCACAGGTTCTTTCTGATGCATTAGCTGTTAGTTTTGATACTCACATCGGTCATGATTTTCTTGAAGATGCAAATGATCGTTATGAATATTATCATAAGAAAGAAATTCGTATTCCGTTCGATCTAGATTATCTTAATAAGATTACAAATGGTGGTATGCCACGCAAGACTTTGAATATTGCATTGGCGGGTACTGGTGTTGGTAAATCGTTGTTTATGTGTAGTTGTTCAGCTGCTAATATGGTAGCTGGTCTTAATGTTTTATATATTACTATGGAGATGTCTGAAGAAAAGATTGCAGAACGTATCGATGCTAATCTTCTTGATACAGCTATTGATCAACTTGCTGCATTACCAAAAGATGTTTACGATAAAAAAGTACAAAAGATCCGTGGTAAAACTATCGGCAAACTGATCATTAAAGAATATCCAACTGCTTGTGCTGGTTCGGCTAACTTCCGTCATCTATTGGAAGAATTAAAAATTAAGAAGAACTTTGTTCCAGATATTATCTATATCGATTATCTGAACATCTGTATGTCATCAAGGATAAAAAATGGAGCCAACGTCAATAGTTATACCCTTATCAAAGCCATTGCAGAAGAGCTTAGAGGGCTCGCAGTGGAGTACGATGTTCCTGTCGTCTCTGCGACTCAAACAACTAGAAGCGGATATTCGAACAGCGACGTGGGATTGGAAGATACGTCGGAATCCTTCGGACTCCCAGCAACAGCTGATTTTATGTTTGCACTCATCACGTCCGAAGACTTGGAGCAACGTAATCAAATTATGGTTAAGCAACTCAAGAATCGCTATAATGATCCAGGGAGCAATCGTAAGTTTGTTGTTGGTGTGGATCGCAGCAAGATGCGGTTATACAATGTAGAAGAGTCTGCACAAGATTTATCTGACGATCGACCAATTATGGATAACACCAAATTTGGCGAAGAAGATAATGAAAGATCTAAACCAGCTTTTAAATTTGATAGAACAAAACTTGCTAGCTTTAAATAAATAATCCCATGGAGGGATTATGCCTGTCGACTGCTATTATCTAGCAGAGCAGTGGGATGGTATATCATGGGTTCGATATGAAACGTGTCAGTTTGCTAAAAGAGATGATGGTGTAGATGGTGTTTATATTGGTGCTCGCTTACAATTCAGACCTATAGAATCTATGTCTCAAGGTAAATGCCTTGATATGGAAACAAAAACTCACGCAAAATATAAAATTGGTGATAAAGAGTGGATTTGTGTAAAAACTCCTTGACATTTTACACAAGTTAGGTTATAATGATAATATGATAATTTGGAGATTGTAATGATTAGGTTTTTAATTAATCTTGTAATGTTAATTGTTTTTCTTTCGTTTATGAGATGGTTAACAAATAATAATATCGAAGAAATGACACTGTACATTGGTGTAGTAGCTCTGTTCGAGCTTAATATGCTAAGGGATGCCGTAAGCGATCTTAAAAAAAATACTAAGAAACCTGACTGGAATGATTATGTATAAATAAGTGCAGGATCTAACAAGGAAACTGCGATTATGCCAACAAATAGATACGACCTTAATTTCCAACAAGGCGAAACATTTCAATTAGCACTTAACATTCAAAATGCAAACTCAATGAATATTGATTTGAGTTCGTATGTTGCTGCTATGCAGATTAGACAATCTTATACAAATAATACAATTATTGAACAATTGTCGACTGCTAATGGTGAAATTCAGGTTGCTAATTCTGGCTGGTATAATTTGGTTCTTTCTGCACAGAGAACAGGTAACGTAAGTACAAGTGGTGCTGTTGGTTATCCTCCAAAAGTTATCTATGTTTACGATTTATCTTTAACAGACCAAACTGGTATTACTACGAAGATTATGTTCGGTCAGGTTAATTTCTATTCTCAGGTTACTAGATAATGGATCCGTTTAGATACCAGTTTGCAAATACTCAACAGGTACTCTTTACATATACAATTCCTACGAGAGCATCTGCTCCTATAGCAAACGTAACAACCTATACCGCACAAATGAATAAAATACAGCAGTTACATGTATTCTTTATTAATCCTTTAGATGAAAAAGAAACTTATCTAAATCCTTATACTGGTGAAATGCAAAGTCCATATTATTGAAAGGTAAATATTTTGTCTATGCATCTTGTGGGTCCATATCTTACTACTTCTCGTTATAAATCTAAAACTAAACAATCAAAATCAAAAAAACTAGCTGAAGCGACTGCCAAACATAACAAGTGGTTGCTCGAACGTGGTTTGCATCCGAACCAACGCCAGCTTCAAAAAGCCTATCGTGGCGAGCTCAAATTTAACATTCCTGATTATACTACTGAGAGCCTGTATGAATTAGGCAATCAAGTAGGTAATGGTTATAAGCGTGGCATCATGGAGAAACTTCGTGATGAATCGCCAGAGGTCCAGAAAGCTATTCTGGATAAAGCTGCTCGTTGTGAGGTAGCTTATAATAAAGGACCAGTGATGTATCACAGTCCTGAAACTGATATGAGTATGACTGGTAGCAAAAGTAGGAGAGGTTAAATGGTAGAACAAATGGAACAAGCAACAGTTAATGATTTAAGTCAAGAGCAGAAAGAACAATATCGTTTAGATCAGCTACGATATAATCGTCAGTGGGCTGTTGAAAAAGCAATGATTTGGGCTAATTCTAACAATACTGTAGAACGTATGCTTGAGATTGCTGAGATGATGAATGAGTTTATCAATAAGGATAAAAAATAATGGATTATAAGGTTGTAAAGAAAGATAATACTTACACTGTGTTGGAAACTAAAACTGAACATAATGTTGGGACATATCTTTCAGAAACTGAAGCACGTGTTATTGCTCGTATGTATAATCTTGGAGGTGGGTTCGCAGGTTGGACACCAAAATTTATTTTAAATAAAGTTGATGTTGAACGATATATTACTGTTGGACTTGACTAAATAAAAGTAATGAAATTGGTTTGCACCTTTAGAGGTGTTCGTGGCAAGGGAGT